TTAGCACGGAACGGAAAATATATCAATTTTAAAATAGTTTTTCATAAGGGTTTCCAGACAATTCAGCTTTCCTATGACAATGCTTTTATCCTTTGTGCTTTTCTCATTGAGTTGATCAAAGCTGATTCCTCTTACCGCCTTACTATGCAGCTTCCCCTTAAACTGAATCACAAAATCCGCAAATCTTTTATCATCCTGGTTCAGCCTCGTAAATCTGTCAAACAAAGCAAACCACAGGAAGGAATCTTTTATATTAAATACATCCGCAATTCTTTGATCGGAAATACTGCCAAGCCTTTCGATCAGAGAATAAAAATCCGTAAAAACAGCGTCGTTAGCTTCCTTTGACAAATACTCGCACATTTTCCTGAAATCCTTGTTGTAGCTGTCCAAATAGTTAATTGCCATAATGCTCTCCACAACCATTCTGCGCATCATGCCGGATTTGAGATTACTTTCCCTATATGCACTGATTCCGGAATCCGCCCGGAAAAAGTTCATTTTCAGAATATTATCAACCAGTTCCGCATAATCTTCATTAAGGCCTGTCCATCCGTTCTGAGCCACCGTCATAGGCCTGCAACGGTTAAAGCGGGCTATGTCATAGGCGATTTCCTTTTTGCTGCAATTTAAATTCAGCATGGCGGGAATCTGATATTCCAGAAACTGATCGCGCAATTCTTCCGGCAATTGGGAGAATTTTTTGTTTCTGATATCAAAGATCTTTTGTTCCGGAATGGGAAAACCGTCTTTATTTAATACTTCCTTTCCGTTTTTATCCTTTTTAAAGGTCTGGTATTCGATTTCGTAGCGCTGAACATTTTTGGATATGGCAAATCCGTCCTTTAGATAATGTTCGATATTGGTACAGCGCTGTTTGCCGTCAATCAGCCAGTACATGGTAATGCCGTCCTTGATTTCTTCTGAAATAATGATCTGGGTCAGGGCTTTCCCTTGTAAAATATCCGCAATCAGTTCACTTTTGTAATAATTGTTCCACTGACCACTGCTTCTTTGCAAAACATGGTTGTCCCGAAGCTGGTGTCGGCTTAATTTTTTGCTGATAGCCGAAATGGCGTAGCTTGTATTCTTGGTCTTTTCTGATGTTGTAGTCATAGTATCCCCCATAGTGTCAGTCTCCTCCTTTATGGAATCAGTTTTGCAGTCCGTATCCCTGAATAAATATCTGGTATTTTCATAAGCTCTTATGGTCGACATATGCCTGTCATATTGCTTGCCGGTAAGCCCCAATTTTTCCTTTATGACAGAAACGGGCTCATCATCCATCTTCATCTTGAGAATCCGCCTCTGTATTTCTGATAAATGACTGAGATATTCGTTTATCCTCTCGTCCTGAAAGCCGCCCATCCGCTCTGACAGGGCCGCTTCTATTGTAAAATCAGAAGGAATGGAATTCCCGATGGCAAAGAAATCACATTCATCAACGGGCTCATCCATGGAAATGACCGAAACCGGACTGTCTTTATCCGTTCCTTTTCTCTTTTGTCTGTTTCTCGCCGTTATTTCAGACTTTATTTTGTTGCATAAACAGGAATATAAAAATCCCTCAAAAGGTCTCTTGTTGTCATATTTGAATAAAACCTTTGTAAAAACCTCATTTGCCAGGGAATAAAAATCCTGGTAATCCTTGTGGCATAGCCCTCCAAATCCCGCCAAAATCCTGTCTACCATATCCCGTAGCTTTTTGGCATTGTCTTTATAATATGTATCTAACAACTCTTCCGTAAAATCATCTCCCCTCATTTTCTATTGCTTGAAATCCCTTTTAAAAAATTTCCATATTCTTCCTGTAACACTAACTATAGAACATGTGTTCTTATTTGTCAATTACTTTTTCGAACATTTGTTCTGTTTCGGAGTGGGCAAATGAAAAAAGGAGAAATACATATTGTACCCGTTAAACAGACAACATACAGGGAGGATAAAAAGAAATATGATAAAAACAAATTTTTGCAAACCGGACTACACGCGCTTTGGCGGAATCATCTATTCGTCAGATTTTGAAACAGAATGGAAAGGAAAAAGATATCAAAACGGTTCCGTGATCGCTTCAAGAATTGCCGGCGATAAACGCTTTGACGAGCAGTGCCGGCAAAATATTCAAAACAGAATCAGGAGGAACGAATATGAAAGCATACAAAAATAAAGGTTATACTATCGAAATTGATTTGCCCAAAAACTGTGATTTTAAAAATTATTCCGTGGAATGTACCTATCAATATGACAAAAAGGAAGCAAAATATTCCCTTTCCATGTGGTTGAAACGAAAGGACATTGCAAACAGACATGCCATTATTTCACAGGAAATTGACACCCAGTTTATTAGCGGAACAAAGGAAACCATTAAAGGAAACATTTGCCGCATTGTAGAACAGGCGCTTATATCCGGTTTCTTTTCCCCCTATATTCAGGACTATGAATATACTTACGCATGTTTTGATGAAGGGAATGCCCTGTTTGAAAAACGACGCATGGAAGCAAAAAATCAGATTACTGCCCCCAAAAAGGAAAGTGAGGTGTCCTTATGTCCAGTCAATGCACACTGATTAAACTGCCTTTAAAAGAATTAATCCGTCAAAACTTTGACATGAACCTAAGTCGCGATCAGGAAATTGAAAAGGGATATTTCATCACACAGGAATCTTCTCTTCTTTTTGACCAGATTGAAAGACTTCGGGGAATCCCTTCATCCCATATCAACGAGGTTATTCTTCTTACGGCTAAAAAGAACCCACGACAGGAAAAAGATTTGAGGCGTGTTTTAAAGGAAGGCTTCTATTATAACGGCACTCACTATTCCCGTTTCGGAAAATCCGCTTCACAGGCCAAGGAAGGCATTACCGCCTTTGTATGTGACAGTATTTTTGACCAACTTTACAAAATTACCCAAATGGATCTTCCCATAGATGAATGCGTGATTTCCAAATATGAAGCCCAAAGATGCCTGGTATTCAGTTCCTGTACTTTCATCGAGGAATATATGCCGAATATTGTGATTATAGGGGAATATCAGAAAGAACTGCAAAACCAGCTGATTAAATATGTTGTGGAAAAAGAAGAAACTTTTACGGATAAAGAAAGCGGCAAGGAAATCCGATACCGATCCAGAAAAATAGAGGAAGGCCGTCGGGACATCCCCCTCTCTCCCTTTGACGGATGCGGCTGTCATGAATATGAATTTACAAAAAAAGTCAGCAAACAGCTTCAATTAGACTATAACGCCGTAGGTATGCAAATCAGGCTTCCTTTTATAAAAGGCTTTTCCGTCTATGTTCCTTTTCGGAAAATTTTAAAGGAATGGGGCTATGAATCCATTACAGACGTTTATGGCACGGAACATCCCGTTGACAGCGTGGACTGTATCTGGAATATTACCATGTTTAAAGGGCACAAATTGTTTCTGGAAAAATACGGAAATCGTGCCTGGACCGCCTATATGGACACGCTCTCCAAATATCATTTTAAACTTGGTATCAGCAAATACAGCCATCATATAAAACACATAAATAAATATACGCGCATGAACTTCCAGTATCTGCAATGTCTGGATTTGTGGAATCCCGATTATATTCGTTGTTATGAAAATAAAAGCTTTGACAGCTATGACATTCTTGATAAAAAACACGAAGGTAAAATCATCAATCTGGCAGCCTACACCACCGGACTTTTTGAAAAAATAATCAAGGGGGAGCCTTTTTATACTTTTAAATTTATGGGTATTACCAATACGAAGGATTACGAGCCCGAAAGCAGATATTTAGAGGCCGCACTGATTGACAAGGCCATGTTAAAGGATCCCGCCATAAAGCAGTTTTTATACCGGAAATTAAAAAAATATATTGACGAAGCAAAGGTGGGAAAAATTTACTGTTCCGGCTTCTATCATACAGGCGTGGGGGATATGATCGGCTATCTGCAATATGCGGCGGGGCTCTCCCCTGTGGGCTGTCTTTGTGAAAATGAACTGTATTCCGGCAATTTGGATTGCGGCACCGCCCTTTCCTTCCGTTCGCCTTTAGTTGACCCTTCGGAGGTAAATAAAATCGAAATCGTTCAAAACGAAGTAATAAACAAATGGTTCAGCCATTTTAAAGACCAGGATATCGTAATGTTCAATATGTACGATATATCCGCTCCCGGACAGGGCGGGGCCGATTTTGACGGCGATATTTTCTTCCTGTGCGATGATCCGGTCATGATTTCCTCAAAAATTGACAAACCGGTCATACTCGATATTGCCGACAAAGCCACTACTCTATCGCTGCCTTATACAAAAGATAATATTATAGAGTATGAAATCATGACCAGAGACAGCCGCATCGGGGAAATAACCAACGTAGCAACCAGCATTGAAAACCGGTATACGGACAATGAAGAACTTCAAAAGCGATATTCCGATTATACCTCTTTACTCAGAATTTTTCAGGGAAAAGAAATTGATTTCTTAAAAACCGGATTCCGGTGGCATATGAACGCAGGATTAAGAAAGCATTTAAAACAGCTGCCCTATTTTTTGCTGTACAACTATCCCGAAAAGAGAAACACTTATAAAGCCCTCGTAGAAAAAAACAAAAATACGGAGCATAAAGAAGACAGAATTCCCCTCAATTTTTACCGTTCCCCTTCTCCCATGAACGAGCTGTGCGACTATATCTGCGCCTGGGAAAAAAAGAATATTTTATGGAACAATTCCCCTGACCGCCTGAAAGACACTTATGAGTTGATAAACCGCCACGATCTGGATTTTGACGATAAAAATGTCATCCGCACGGTTCGGCGTTATATCAACAGATATGCTGATGAAATCCGCAGATATAAAAATCTGCAAAAAGAAAACGGCCACGACGAAAGTCTTAAATTGAATATGGAGCTTACTGTCAATCGTTTTAAATCCCAGCTACAGGAATCCCTTTCCCTCGACGAGGAAACCATAGCCAATTATGTGATTCATGTTTCCTACGCCAGTCCTTCTATCAGCAAGGCTTTTGCCTGGGCCGGCTATGGAGACTATATCCTAAAAAATCTAAGGAAAAATTCCCCCCGGGAAAAGATTATTTCCATTAAGGAGGTTGCCCCTAAAACCATAGAATCTTACGAATACTTGGGGAAATATTATAAATGCAAAGAAGGCTGATAACCATGGAACAGTATTTATATGAAATAATGGAAGATTATAAAAATGCAGAATCGGATGCGGAAAAAGGAAACATTTTTAAGGAATTTTGTACTTCTCTCTGGTCCTGTGAAAACAAAAGACGGACCTGTACCAAAACAATCCGTTTTTATATCAGAAAAGATTTGCAAAGCACCGAAACGGGACAGGTTTTTAACACATGGTCTGAAATTGAATATAAGGGCTACAAGTCTATGTCAAAAGAAACCGACTGGTGCAGCCTTATAAGGCAAAAAATCAACAATCTGTATACCCGTCATTTCGATAAAGAAGTGATTCTGAACCGGGATTATATGGATCTGTTACATACGCCTAAACGTCTTTACCACCAATGGATAGACGGCATGGAGATGGATGCGGACGAACTTACCGCCATGATTGACGATGCCATAAATGAAGCGGAAATTCTGAAAGCTTCTTATCAGAAAGCAAAGATGCAGTTATCCTGGGCTGACTATAAAATGCTTACGGAAAAATTCTTGGACAGAATTTTTCAAAGCTGTAAGCTTATTGACACCTTTGAAAATGGCGCCCCGGAAACAATTTACAGCTTTATAAATGAAGACAACTTCTATATCCGCTATTTTTGCAAAAGCCTGGAATACCATATGAAAAACTATACCAAAGAATATTATGGCTTAAAACGCGGCAGGAACAGGCAGTATGTTCGCTGCCGCCTCTGTCAGAAGCTTATTGAGAAAACAAACAACCGTATTATTTACTGTAAGGACTGCTCCACTAAAGTCCATAATGCCGCAGCAAAGGAACGGATGAGGAGACATAGACAAAAATGTTACCATTTAGAAAATAGGCAGGAAGCATGATATTTAAGGGATTTAAAGGCATTTTTACGGTGTTATGTTTACAGTGGTGGAAAGGATGGTGACTGCCTTTGCCAAAGGATGAATTAAAACTGTACCGTGGCGAGGATTTTATAATTTCCGACCACATTCATATCCATCAGCCTACCTTAAATGAAATCTGTGATTACGGCGAGGCTGACTATTATGCCATGATTTACCAGTTAACTGCAACGCCCCAGTCCATGAAGGCACAGCTGTGGGACGCGGGCATTGATTACACCAAAATAACCCCATTTGAACTTTTTTACAGCATTTTATATAAGCTGTTTTCCATGGAAAAAACTTCCATTCTGTTTGGCAGCTTGGACCTTTCAAAGTTTCAGGTTATGCAGAAGCAAGAAGATGGAACGGTTCTATTGTTTCAGGCAATCGACAACTGCCCCGTCATTATTGATGAATTTACCTATGAAGTAATAACGGATTATTTAAGACAGGTACATATGATACCGAAGGATGACAGACTTCCGGCAAACAACAGCACAAAAATGATTCTCATTGAAGATGCTAAGGAAGAACTCAGGCAAAATGCTGACAGGGAATACCATTCTCAGCTGAAAAACCTGATTTCTTCCATGATAAACCGCGAGGGCTTTAAGTACAACCACTCCCAGGTCTGGGATATGAAAATAAACGCCTTTATGGATTCCGTTAAAAGAATATCCAAAATCAGAAATGCGGATCTGCTTCTGCAAAGCGGATATTCGGGATTTGGCGTAAATCTTAAAGATATACCAAACAAACAATTAGATTGGTTTGGAGAGCTTTCATAAAAGCTCTTTAAATAGAAAACAAAAAAAGAGGAGGAAAAACAATATGTTTAATCCAAATGAATTAGTTCTTGAAAAGATCAGAGCCGTTGAGGAATACGACCCCGCCACAAGCGAACTGACAGGCCGCTACACACAGATTGAAGAGCCCAGCTTAAAAACATCTGCGGAAGGCACTACGGTAACCGACGCTATGGGTGCGGAAATCGTAACCTTCTATCAGGCACAGACAGGTACCTTCAGCTTCACAAACAGTCTCATGTCCTTAGACCTTGCGGCGACACAGTTTGGTTCCGACAAGGAAATGGCCGGAAAAGACAACAAAATTGTGATTCCCGTATCCGAAACCATTACTATCGGCGCCGACCATACTGCCGTATTGAAGTATGTGCCCGTAGGCCCCGCCGGTGCGGAAGTAAAATTTGCCAAGGTTATCAATGAAAACAATACTTTCGGAAAAACCTATGAAGTGTCTGCAGCTGCCGGAGACGGCGTATTTACACTGAATGCGGAAACAAAAACCCTTACTTTCCCGGAGGATGTAACAGGCAGGGTATTCGTTCAGTACGAAAGAGAATCCGATTCCGCAGTAAAGGTAACCAAGAAAGCAGACGCCCTTCCGAAGGTGCGCTCCCTTTTAGTTCATGCTATTTTCCATGATCCCTGCAATACAAATATGGTTTATGCCGGCATCATCTCTATTCCCAGAGCACAGATCAATCCGGAATCCGTAGAGTTGAGCTTGAAGCCCGACGGCAAGCACGCTGCTGAATACAAGCTGCAGAAGCCTTACTGCGACGAAGCTGCCAGACTCTTCGACATTATCGTCTCCGAAGACTAAACAATGGCAGAAAAACCAACAAACGCCCACTGCTCTATATGCGGCAAAGGCTACCGTCTCTGCCGCTCCTGCCAGGGGCGGGACTCCCTAAAGTCCTGGCGGTCCGTTACCGATACCATGGAACACTACAAAATATATCTGGCAATTCATGGGTTTACGCTGTCACAGGATAAAGCCGCCGCAAAAGACGAACTGTGCCGCTGTGATTTATCCGGCCTTCCCGGCTTTAAGCCCGAAATCCGGGCGGCAATTGAGGAAATTATGTCATAATCCTTTTATGGGCACAGAATTTATTTTGAAATCTTCCTAATACAGGGTGGGTGGATGCGCTATGGCCGTCTGCCTGTCCTGCTTTTGTTTTTTCAAAGGTAGCCCCGTAGAAAATGCAGAACCTACATTACACTTTATATTGACAGCCCCAAACGGCAGAATGGAGATTTTTATGAATATCTACCTGGACCACGCAGCTACCACACCATTATCCCCGCCCATGCAGCAATATTTGTCATCGCTGCTTCACGATTTCGGAAACCCTTCCTCTCTGTATTCCCTTGGGTTACATACAAAGTCCATTATCGAGAACGCCAGAAGAAACACAGCCGCATTCATCCATGCTTCCAGACAGGACGTCTTCTTTACCGGCGGCGGCTCCGCCAGCAATACGCTGGCAATAAAAGGCTACTGCTCCCGGCACGACTGCAATATTTTCTACTCTCCCCTTGCCCATAAGTCCATTTTAAAATGTGCCGCCTCCTGCAAAAAAAGCCGTCCTTTAAAGGTAGACAAAAAGGGCTTTCTGGATTTAAATGATTTGGAAAAACAACTTTATGAACAGAGCAAAACACCTTTTGTTATCATAGAGTATGCCAATTCCGAAATCGGAACCATTCAGCCTGTAGATGAAATCATCCAAATCGTCCACCGCCACAAAGGCATTATTTATATAGATTGCACCGGGAGCATTCCTTCAATCCCTTTCGATGTAAAAAATACAGATGTAGATATGTGCGGATTTTCGGCCCATAAGCTGGGCGCACTGAAAGGCTGCGGCGTTTTTTATAAAAAATCCTCTATCGATATCGAACCGCTGATTTACGGCGCACAAGAGCAGGGGCTGTGGGGCGGCACAGAAAATGTGCTGGGAATTGCTTCTCTGGGCAAAGCCCTTGAACACTACGACTATTCTTTTGTCTCCTCCAAAAACCGCGATTATGTCTATGATTTTATTCGTACAAGCATTCCCGGCGCCTATCTGGTGGGCAGTCTTACAAACAGGCTGCCCCATCATTTATATATCTGTTTTCAGGGAATTGAAGGGGAAGCTTTGATGATGCTTTTGGATATGAAAGGCATTCAGGTATCTACCGGCTCCGCCTGCAATGCGGGAAATCTTTCTGCTTCCGATGCTTTATCCGCTATAGGCATGAATGAAAAAGACATTCACAGCTGCATCCGCATTACCTTTAGCGGCAGGGAGACCAAAGAAGAATTGGACTACTTCTGCCGCAATTTAAAAGAATCCGTTAACAGACTAAAATCCATGAACAAAATCAAATATCCGTACAAGCAGCATAAAGCAGATTTGTAGAACACATCTGTCCGATTCGCTTGTTTCAGTCAAATTCCCCGAGACAATGGGGAATAAAAAACACAGGAAAAGGAGGCTGTAAAATGGCACTTACAATTTCAGACTATGGAATCAACCTGATAAAAAAATTTGAAGGCTGTCGTTTAGCCGCTTATAAAGACGCCGTGGGCATTATTACCATAGGCTACGGGTGGACCAAGCCCATAGACGGAAAAGCCCTAACAATGGGCACCACCATTACTTTGGCAAAAGCTGATGCCTTGTTAAAAGAAGGACTGAAATCCTATGAACAGAAAGTCCAAAAATACGACTACCGTTACCACTGGAACCAGAATCAGTTCGACGCACTGGTCAGCTTTGCATACAATATCGGTTCCATCGACCAGTTAACAGCCTCGGGAACCAGAAGCATTGCCGAAATTGCCGAAAAGATAACGGCCTATCAGAAAGCCGGCGGCAAAATACTTCCCGGTCTGGTTAAAAGGCGAGAAGCCGAAAAACAATTATTTTTAACCCCCGTATCCGGCACTACTCCATCAGATACAGCCTCCGCTTTTCCCGTTACCTCTCCCTCTGTCGCACCTGATGTGCAAAATGCTGCGCCCAAAGCCAATACAAAATCCATTCAGACATGGTTGAATGCAAGTTACAAAACGGGGCTTGTTCCCGACGGCATCTTTGGTCCCAAAACAAGGGCCGCCTTGCTGAAAGCATTTCAAAAAGAAACCGGCTGTTTTTATATAGATGGAATCTGGGGCAGCGAGTCCAAAGCCGCTGCCTCTTTTCATATTCTAAAAAAAGGCTCCGAAGGCATTCTGGTTACAATCTGGCAGGCATGCCTTATCTGCTGCAGCTTTTTTCCCGGAGAAATCGACGGAAGTTTTCAGGAAAGCACGCTGAATGCAACCCTTTCCTTCCAGAAAGCAGAAGGCCTGATACAGGACGGAATTGTGGGTGGTAAAACCTGGCAGAAAGCTTTAGGGAACTAAAAAACAAATTCCCAAAAGACTTCTGCCCTTTCCCCACGTTTATATAAAAAGAAAGAGAGATGTTGACTCCATGAATATGACCACCTTTTTAATTCTATTATCCGCCTTCTCGGTCATCAGCAGTCTGGTAACCGAAGGCATTAAAAATATGGCCGCCCATAAGGAAAACCTGTCTTATAATCTCATAACACTGGTTACCGCCCTGATTGTAGGCGGATGCGGAACGGCCGTCTATTACCAGCTGAATGCAATCCCTTTTACAACCAACAACATCATTTACATGCTTCTGATGGGCTTCGCCAGCGGGCTGACCGCCATGGTAGGCTTCGACAAGGTAAAGCAGGCCATAGAACAATTTCCCAATAAATAGGAAAGGCAGATGGATTCCCTATGAATGATTTATTAATAAACTATCTGTCCGCGGCAAATCCTTCCATTATATTTGCCGCCGTAATACTCTGTCTCTTAAGCTTCTGGTCTCTTTTTAAAAACCGGGGCACAGTCTCGGATTTCTTTAACGGCCTTTATCACAGGAAACAAAATCATGAAAAGCTGCTGGCAACTATTCAGGAAAACCAGACGGCAATTAAAACCATTATGGAGAACCGGATTCACGACAGAGAACAATCTTTTGCCATTCAGAAGGAACTGACGGACGCCCAGAAGGAACTTGCCCAATCTTTTTTTACGATCTCAGAAAAAATTGACGCCATGCAGGCTCATACGGATAAGCGATTTCAGGAAAACGAGCAAAAGAACAATAAACGGATTCGGGCTGAATTAAAGGACAAGATCAGCCGTTCCTACAGATATTACCACTCCATTGGGAAAATCAACGACATGGAGTTGGAAGCATTAGAGGATTTAATCGAAGAATATGAAGCGGCAGACGGCCAGAACAGCTTCGTACACAGCGTAGTCCAGAAGGAAATGTATACCTGGGAAAAGGTTGATAAAATATAAGTCTAATACCCCGCTGCAAGCAGTCGCTTGGCTCGTTGCCCGCGGGAAAAATGAAAAAGTCAGGATGGTGATGAAATGGCAAACGGAAATGTCGATAACAAAATTATCGTTGGTATTGATCAGGCCGCCTCAAAAAAGTTAATAGAAAAGGACCTGAAAAAGCTTCTGTCCCAAATTAAGGATCTGGAGGTACAAATCAGTCGTATCAAATTGGACAAAAAAGCAATCAGTGAATTGGAAGCCGGATTCCAGTCATTAGGACAGGCTTCCCAAAAGCTGTCGGAGGGGCAGAAAGGGTTGTTTGATTTCAGTTGGATTTCTACTGTTTCAAATAAATATAAGGAATTTTCCTCTTTTATCAAACAGACAGCCGAAGTGGCAAAAATAATGAACGGCGGAAAGGATTCCCCTTTAGCGCCGATTTTTGAAAGCTTAGATCGCCGAAAGGTACTTAAAATTGCCCGGATTTTAAGTCGGTCTAACATGGATAAGGAAATGATAAAACGGTTCATAGTACAAGTCCATGCGTTTGGGAGCTTTAAAATAAACCAACGAGGAGTAATTGCTGGAAGCAGCTTATGAACATTCTACTAAAGCGGAACCGGTAACGGTATACGTAAATGTGCGAAAGCGGAAAAAACAGAATGTTCGGCATATGGTAACTTATGTGAAAACATAAGGCAGGCCTAAGTGCTGTTAACAAGGCGTAATCAGCCCCACACATTCTTAAGAGTCATTTCTAACTGAATAACCCCTATAGACGGGACTAAATCAGTGAATAAGAATGTATGGTCAGAGACATACCCATCCTCAGAGTATATTCTGCCTCATTGAATATGCTTTTAAGGTATAGTGCGTATTGCGATTTTATAAATTTCAGTAATACGTTTGGATTTAAAATCCAACCATTAAAATTTATCGGCACGTTCATTGCCGTACCAGTCATGAATATCCTACTAAGCGATTAAATAATCTGGGCAATTCCATCAATGCGGCAAAGGATATTCTGAATGTTTTTGAACAGATGTCTGAATTTAAAGGCTCCGGCGCAAAGGATGAGACAATAAAAAAGCTGACAGATGTACTATCTGACTATTCCCTTGAGACAGTTGGGGCAGCTGCCGGACAGATGGATTTAACAGAAGTTCAGACCCAGGCTGTATTTATGGCAAAAGGCTTGGCGGATGCAGAATTAGATATGGCAGTTAAAACTGCCACATTATCCGCGGCACAAAAAGAAGCTTCTTCATCTGCTTTAAATGTCAAATCAGTTTTTACAGGATTAGGAGCTACCTTAGCCGCCCATCCTGCACTGATTGCCGCACTGGCTGCCGGAGCACTTGCCGCAGGCGTTGCATATATTGCATGGTATAATTCAACCGAGCAGGTATTAAAACGTCAAAGAGAACACAGAGCTGAGATGCAGAAAAGCATTGACAGTTTAAATAACGAATCCACTTCATTTACTCAACAGGCAAATGCACTAAAACAACTTTTAGAGCAGTATAACAATGCAACGAAATATAGCGATGAATGGTATGAATCCGCAAGGAAAATAGCCGATTTATCTGAAGATCTTGTTATCGGCTATTCCGATGAAGGAGAAGCCATTCTTGCAAATACTAGTAAAATCCAGGAGCAGATTCAAGAATACCGGAATCTGGCAGAAGAAAAACATAACAGTTCAGTTGAAGAATCCAAAGAACTCATTGATACTTCTGTTAAAGACTATGAAGAAAACCGAAAAAAGAAAGAAAAAGAAGACGATTTAATTAAACAGGCGCAGAACGAAATCGCACGAAATGAATCCCTGATCAGATCTAATCCTGACAGCTATGATGTTCAATTCTGGGCAGAGAACATTTACAACTGGAAGACTATTTTAGATGGCGCACTTAGAAATTCTCAACTGTATGCTGATGAAATGGATGCCATCACAAATGATATTCGAGAGTCTTATACGAATCTCTTGCCACAATTAGACGAAAATGCCTATACAGATTTTGAAATAAATCTCCGAACTTCCCTATTAGATTATGCTTCAACCGCCATGATCGATTCCAGTCAATTCACGGCATTATATGATAAAATAAAATCATCTGACGTAAACAAAAAACTATTTGACAGCCTATTTACATTACAGGATTCAGACATCAGTTATGCTGAGTATTCCAGACAGGCTCAGGAAATTTATGAAAAGCTTTTAACTCAGTTAAACATTACGGACGAAAGTGACCAGCTTGCATTAAAACTGGTACTGGGTATTGACGACGAGAGCCTTGCAAACGCCCAGTATGAAGTAGACGCATTAATAGAAAAATATGCAGGACGGAGATATAACGGCTCTATGCTGGAGTACGGAGATATAGAATTTGCAAATTTTGCCAATACCCTTACAGACAGCGAATTAGATATTGCCAACTCAAACGAATTTGCCAGCGCAATTGAGCAAATTAAGTTAGAGACCGGAGAAGCCAAATTATCACAGGAGGAATATAGAACTGCCCTTGATCTGGCATCAGAAGCCATACTAAATCAGAAAAATGCAACGGAATTGTTAAAAACGTCTATATCCGACTCCGTATCATCCCTAAGTGATTTACAATCTCAACTTAACACCTTAGATTCCGCAGTAATCAGCTACGATGAAAACGGCACCTTTTCCTTGGACGATTTAGCCGCTATTTCCGATTACTTCCTGTCTCTTGAGGACTTTGACACTTCTGCCGTCGACAATGCATTATCGGTATTAAGCGACTCCTCTTCCACTACGGAACAGCTTGCCAAAGCCGTAACCACTGTAGCAGACCAGTATTTACAGGCCTCCGGTATTTTAGATACAGTAACCGACCGGAATAAAGCCCTCATCATCTCACAGCTTGAATCCATGGGAATCTCAAATGCCCAGGAAATTGTCAATGCAAAACTGGCAGCCTCCTATGGGACGTTGGTACAGGCAGAGGCCATAGCTACCCAGCACTCTATCAATCTGTCCGCAGTTACCTATGACGAAATCAATTCTTTATTGACGGAAGGGCAGATTTCAGAAATAACGGCAAGACAGCTTGCTTATTATGCTATACAGAAACAATATTGCAACGGCGCGGTCATATCCACTGTGGCAGACTGTCAGAACATGATAAATCTTGCCAAAACAGCCGGATACAGCACAGAAGTATTAAGCAGACTGGAAGCCTTAAAAGCCAGAATGTCCTCTGCCGACTATATATTCAGCGAGACAGTCAGAAACAACGTTTCCAACCAAATTAACAGCATCCTCTCCGAAGCAAGCGCCAATATGGCAAACTACAATATTGAAATCCCCCAGGCCACATATAACGGCGGATCCAATATTACAAATGCATTGAATGACGCCAGCCAGGCCGCTCAGGCCTCTGCCCGGGAAATAGAGGACACCTACGAAGAACTTTTTGACTTTTTTGAACGACGGACGGACGTATTAAACGATGCGCTGGATCTGCTGAATACGAATCTGGAAAATGTTTTTGGCTCATTTGCTAAAAACCAGCTGATCGATGCTCAAATAGGCATCAATAAAGAATCTATTAATAACCAGACAGACGCCCTTGCCATGTACCAGCAAAAAGCGGCCGAAGCTCTTGCCAAAATTCCTGCCGATTTACAAAGCAAAATAACCGAAGGCAGCGTATCTTTGGTAAACTTCATCGGCTCCGGTAACGAAGATGTGGTGGAAGCCATTAAGGAATACCAGAACTGGGCGGATAAGGTTGCCGACTGTAAACAGGAACTGAGCAGCCTGAAAAAAGAATTAAGACAGCTTGAGCTTGATAAATTCAATAATATCGTTTCGGATTTTACAAACCGTTTTGATATTTCCTCCGATGCCCAGGATTTCATCCAAAAACAGATAGCCTTATTTAAAGAAGCCGGCCAGTTAATCGGCGAAGGCTTTTATCAGGGACTTATCAAGGAATCAGAAAGCCAGCTAACCATTTTAGAACAGGAAAGGCAGGCTCTTGCCGATGAACTGGCCTCGGGATTTGACAACGGTCTTATCGAAAAAGGTTCAGAAGAATGGCTTGAAATCGTAGATGCTTTCAATAAAGTGGACAGCTCCATTCTTGACTGCAAAAAGGATATCGAAGAATTCAACAACGCCATACAAGACCTGCATTGGGACATTATAAAAAGAGTACAGGAGAATTTTGACAACCTGTCTGACGAAATAAATAATCTCACAGACTTAATCGACGATGTGGATGTTTCAGATGCCGAAGGGAACTGGAGCAAAGAAGGCCTTACCCAGCTGGGATTATATGCCCAGGAATATGAAAAATCCGTTTATGCCGCCAACATGTATGTGGAAGAAATTGCAAAGCTCAATGAAGCCTTTGCTAACGGAGAATACTCGGCTACGGAATACGCCGACAAGCTTGCCGATTTAAAGAAAGCCCAGTGGGATGAGGTAAATGCCTCCGAAGCTGCCAAAGACTCTATCATGTCCTTAAACAAGGAACGGGTTGAAACCATGGTAACGGCTATTGAGGACGAGATCGACGCCATGAAGGAGCTGATCTCTTCCAAAAAGAATGCTCTTGATGCCGAAGAGGAATTATACGAGTACCGCAAGTCCATCAGCGAAAAAACCAAATCCGTTACGGATATCGAACGCCAGATTGCGGCAATGCAGAATGATGACACCGCTTCTACTGTGGCAAAAAGAAAAAGATTGGAAGAACAGCTTGCACAGGCAAAAGAAGAACTGGCAGATTATGAATATTCTCATTCCATAGATACCCAGAAATCGGCTCTCGATCAGCAGTTTGAAGAGTTTGAAACAGATAAAGATGCAGAAATAGAAAGACTGCGTGAAACACTTAGCGATAGGGAAGCAGTTATTGCGCTTTCCTTTGAAACCGTAAAAACCAACGCGCAGCTTATCGGCAGTGAAATTGCTTTGGTTGCACAGGCACATGGCATTACTGTTTCAGAATCCATAACTACTGCCTGGACTTCCGGCGAAAATGCCGTCGCATCTTATGGCGAAGCCTTGGGAATCGGAGCAAGTACTTTTCTTACTAATATGAGCAATATGGCTCAAAGCGTATATGGACTTCAAAGTCAGGCTGATGCTACTGCCCTCTCTCTCGCCAGCATGTATAACCAAAACAGTGAAAATCTGCAGAACAGTCTGATAGCCTCCTGGTATAGCGCTGCAAACCTGAATACCGTTGCCAAAGCATTAGATGCCAGTCTGATTAATACTCTCGGACGCGGATATGATGTAAGTTCTCTGGTAAACGGTATGAATTCCATTGGAGCTGCTGCTGCAAATGCAGCTGGTAAGGTACAAGACTTAATGAATGCCCTAAATGGTGCCGGAAAAAATGACAAAACATATGTCACTATATATCAAGGCGTCAAATCTGACGGTTCAGATAGTGTCGTCCGATTACCCGATGGAACTATGACGTCAAAAGCAATGGCCCAAAGCGCCGGATATGTTCAAAAATATGCCAAAGGCGGTCTGGTCACAAAAGATGATAGCAACCCTCTAAACTATATTGCCAAATCCGTAGGCGAAGACACCCTGATTGCTGCAAAGGACGGGGAGCTGGTATTAACCCCTGCCGAAGCCGAAGCATTTTTGAAACTGGCTCCGAATATGGAATCTTTTAACCGTTTCATTCCCCGAATAACCCCCGACAGTTTCGTAAATAGCATTCCTCTCATTGAAAATGCGCCCCCGTCTGTACAAATCCATTATGACAATTTAGTGCAGGTTCAGGGCGATGTAAACAACAGCAATATCAGGGAAATGAAAACAATTGTGAACGATGCAATTACAAAACAATTTAACAAATTTAACTCCGACTTATACAAAGCCGGAGTCAGATAATATTTTTACTCAGTGCTGTATGCAATTAACTTAGAAATTCTAAAAGCTACAGCCCTGAGTATATATATGCCATGATGTCCCGTAGGCAGTGCAAACCCGTTTCTTTTGAAGGCCATTCTATTTGCACCTGCCTGCCAAAGTCAATGCTACACTGCTTAAGCGGGATATTTGACCCTTGCAGAAATATAATCTGCCGGCATAGGCATCATCATAAAAGAAAGGAGTTAGCCATGAATGCATTTTTTAAGGACATTCGGATTGGAGACTTCGTCGCTTCCGAATACGGGTTGATACCTGCCTCTTTTGATTATTCATGGGATGAAGAAAGCGATATCGCTATGGAATCAGAATCCGATGAAGAATATACAGGCAGAAATACTATTCCGCTGGATTATGGAAGCACGCATCAGAGCAAGCCGGAATTTTCTGTTACCTTTATAAAGAAAGCTTGTGGCGTCAATGAGAAAAACGCTTTTGAAAATCATGAAGTCCGTTCCATTCTCCGGGAATTGACCGGGAAACAGTATTACAGAGACTTGTACTTTTTAGATGACAAGCTGCATACTGATGAACGGATTCACTATAAGGTCAAAGTGGTCAGGACGGAGCAGCGAAAAATCCACGATCAGACTATGGCGCTGAAATTTACCTTCCAATGCAATTCCTTCTGGGCTTATACCGATATACAGTCCCGGGAATTTACCGTTAAAGGCGGACAGACCATTCATTTTTATAACTCCTCTGACGAGGTAAATGACTACTTATACCCGCAGATAGAGTTCTCTCCGGTTACCGGCGGCAATTTAACCTTAACAAACCTGTCTGATCAAAACAGGCGGACATCTATCAGCAATAATACCGCAGATGAAATCATATCGTTGGATTCCCGCAGCGAAATCATATCGTCATCGCATCCCGGCAGAATCATTTTAAACGATTTTAATTTAAAATGGCCCCGATTTGTACCGGGAATGAACCAGCTCCTGGTTTCTGCCGACTGCAAAATGAAAATAACATATCAATTACTGAGGAAGGTGGTGCTCTAGACAAAATGGGACTACATTTTAATTATGACTACTGGAACAATATGGAAACGCCTTCCTTTGTTTTATGTACTGTTGACAAAAGCAAAATCGGCACATTGAATGTCAGCGAAAAGCATCTGCACTACAATAATGAAATTCCCGAAATCTCCTTTAGAATGTGTCAATATGTAGACGGGAAAGAAAATCCTTATTACGACAGGGTTTTAGAATTTCAGTATGTACTGCTTCCTGACATAGGCTACTTTCAGATAATACAAAAGCCGGTGATCATCACTGACCGTAACATAGAATACAAGGAGGTTACTGCCCAGAGTGCGGAAATCGAATTGGGACAAAAATATCTCAATACCTTCAGCATTAACATGGGCACCGTGGAGAGCATCGACGGCGTATGCCTGTATCAGGCCGGGGATTTAGGACACAGTTTGCTGAACCTGGTATTGGAAAAGCTTCCTTCCTGGTCTATCGGCTATGTTGACCCAAAGATTGCCACGCTGCAAAGAAGCTTCGAAATTGACAATCAGGATGTATACAGCTTTTTAACCTCTGATGTTTCAAAAGCCTTTGAATGCGTTTTCATTTTTGATACCCTGCATAATACGATTAATGTTTATGAACAGGACTCCGTCAGTGAGGATACAAATATTGTCATCTCCTTTCAGAATCTTGCAAAGAAAATCAAACTGGACCCGGATGCCGAATCCGTTAAAACCTGCGTCACTTTAGTGGGTAGCGACAGCCTGACAATCCGGGAATTAAATATGGGATATGACAGGATTTATAACTTTGATTACTTTACCACACCGGAATATATGAGCCAGGAGTTAATCGATGCTTACAAAGCCTATCAGAAAGCTTATGAGCGATATAACAAGCAGTATACGCCCCTGCTTGCCGAGTACCAGGATCTGATTTTGGAAATCGCAAGGCTGGAGCACGAAATGCTGCCGGAAACTCCTCTTCCCACAAAAGACGGACAGCTTGTTACAACGGATGAATTGGCAGAAGATACCGAAGTTTGGAAAGAATACTGCCTTACAGAATTAGAAACCTATAAAAAAGCCTATGAAGGCAGACAGTCTGTTTTAATGCAAAAAGGCTATGGAAATCTTAAGAAAGTGGAATACGATGGTACAAGCAAAAGTGTGACATATACTAACAACGACGATAATAAAGATCACATGATAATCGAATACAAGTCATTGTACCTTCCCGTCTATCATATTTTACAAAATATCAATTCTGAAATTGCAACAAGGAAATCTCAGATTCAGAAACTTGAAAAGCGTAAAAAAAGCTTAACGCTCCAAATGGATAATATCATATCCCTGATTGACATTCAAAAGAATTTTACCAAAGAACAATGGTTATATTTAAGCAAATTTATCAGGGAAGAAACCCTGTCCGATTCCAATTATGTGGTAACTGATGCCATGTCCAAGGAAGAGGAACTGGAAATGAAACAGGCTTTTCTCGATTTCGGAAAAAAAGAATTGGCAAGGGTTTCACAGCCTCAGTTTTCTTTTACCATGGATATGGCGAATATCTTTGCCTTTCCGGAATTTAGAAACCAGCTGGACAAGTTTGATTTGTTCAACTATATAACCGTTCTCATTCGTGACGATTATTATATGAAGGTAAAAATCCTTTCCTTTGACATTGATTTTGAAGACAGGAAAAACTTTTCCGTGACATTCGGCAGTATTTATAAATACAAGAATAAAGATATTTTTACAACTGCTGTGGATGCCATGGCAACAGCCGCTTCCGCTTCCACTTCCGTATCCTTTAACAAGTTTCAATGGAACAACGGGACGGAGGATGCTTTTGATATAAAGAATAAAATCTCAAGCGGACTGATCAACGCCGGAGTAAGCCTGAGCAATTCAAAGTCTACTATGGAAATTGATGAGCGTGGATTGTTTATGAATAATGCTTCTGATTCTGAATTTCCGAATGAAAAAACGGCGTTAACCGGCTCTAATCTGTTGTTTACTACTGATAATTGGAAAACTGTAAGAACTGCTTTGGGACATATACAGTATATAACATCTAATGGAACATCTGTTAATACTTATGGATTGATTGCAGAAACGGTTCTTTCCGGATATATTGGCGGTTCCACAATTGAAGGTAATACCATTAACGGGGGAACTATTAATGGAAATAACATTAATGGAGGAACTATAACGGGTTCTACAATTAATAATGGCAATGGAACGTTCTCTGTTGATAAAGACGGAAATCTGACAGCATCAAAAGCAACGATTACAGGTAACATTACTGCAACAACATTAACTGCAACGGAATCGGGGAAAATCGGTGGATGGGAAATATCCAAATATGCATTATATAATGGAATCCCCTATAAAGGAAGCATGAACAAAGATTCTGAATCATATAATTCATGCGGTATCGGAACATGGAACGCTGATGGTAATGGTAATTGGGCTTTTTGGGCTGGCGACGGTTTGTTTTCTGTGACAAAAGATGGTGTATTACATGCTGAAAATGCTACAATAAAAGGCAAAATTGAAACTCATAATATTACCGCTACTAATGGTAATTTTATAAATGTTACAATTGGAGATTCTTGTAGAATATTAGGAAATTGTATCATCGATGGAAGAACCTGGGGGGAAGATTTCAATATTGACGCTAATTGTGGAATAGATGCCAGAAGCTTTGGCACTGATTTCAATTGGCTAGGAAACGCTATTGGAAGTGGTTATATTGATGATAATTTAAGTAGCAAAAGATTTAAATTATGTTTTACAGATGGGAATTTAGGTATCAATGGTAATAGTGATTATGTCGGAAATAAAGATGGAAAAGCCTGTCTAATAGGTTCATCAGGTGCTATTGTAGGAAGTTCTGGTTCAACTTATATGGAAGTAAATTCTCTTGGAGTTAAAGTTAACGGGAGCTTTTATGTATCTGGCAGCGGAGGTAAAAGTCGACTTGTAGATACATTAAGTTATGGAAGTATATGCTTAGATGCTTATGAAACCCCTACGCCAATGTTTGGCGATATTGGTACTGCACAATTAGATGCCCATGGAGAAATTTATATTTGGATTGATCCCGTTTTTAATGAATCAGTTGAAGAACAGACACAATATAAAATCTTTATTACCAAATATGGAATGGGAGACTTGTATGTTGATATGAAAAATTCCACGAAAGATTATTTCATTATACGTGGAACGCCTTATATGGAATTTGCTTGGGAAATTAAAAATACCCAAAAGGATATGATGGGAATTAGATTTTCTCCATATAACTTATTGGATGCAGACACAAGTGAATCTGCCAATTATGAAGCAGAATCAGATTTCATTTTAAAAGAACTGGAAGGAGAATTAGACTATGCAATATAAAATCACAAGCTTTACATCTTTTACCACTGCTGAAGGAGAACGACTCTCCTACACATACTCTAAAATCAACGAAGAAACAGGGGATATTGTGGATTCCAATATCAGAAAAACCATCGTCATCCCTGATTCGGAAACCGAGGCTTTAGATGCTTGTAAAGTAATCAAGCAATTTTTATCCGATAAATACTTAGCACAGTAAAGGAGGGAATTATTCCCATGGAAAGCAAAACTCAAAATGGAAAACCCTTATCCCTGATCATAAAAGAATGCCGGGAAAATATTGAAAATGCCATCAACGGTTCAAATCTCCCGCCCTATTTATTAGAACCTGTTTTGAAGGACTACTATAACCAGGTTTCCATTCTTGCACACAATATGACAACTGAAGAGGAAAATGAATATTTAAGCAATCTTAAAAAAGATTAAGATAAGCTTATGAAAGAGAACTGCTCCTTTTAGGATAACAGTTCTCTCTTTATATTAACTAAGGAGGGATGAAATGAACCCTATTATTACTTATATCACAACCGATCTGACGACCAACAACAATTTTAACTATGTTCGTGCCGTTCAGGGCGACAACCAGACCCGTTATGTTCACATCACTTTGCTGGACAACCAGATTCCCTACAATCTGTCTGATATCGAACCTGTTTTAAGGGGCGACAAACCGGATGGAACTACTATATTCAACCACTGTGAAATATCGGACGATGGCGAAATCATTGTGGAATTAACCAGTCAGATTTTAGCAAGTGCAGGCACGGGAAAATACGAAATAGCCCTATATAAAACAAACGGACAGAATGAAGTCCTTACATCATTTCCGTTCAATATCTATGTAAGCCCTGCATCATTTAATGTTGATAATATTACATCTTCCAATGAATTCACGGAATTGTCCGACATTATCAAAAACATTGACACTATCAATCAAAATGTTGAATCTGCAAAGGATTCTGCCAAAAATGCCGAGCTAAGTGCAAATCAGGCTGCCACAAGCGCCGCAGATGCTTCCGATTCTGCATCACAGGCCGGTTTAAGCGCCGCAGATGCCTTATCCTCTTCCGAGCTTTCCAAAAGCTGGGCCATAGGCGAAACAGGTATGCGCGAAGGCGAGGATACGGATAATTCCAAATACTATTCACAATTGTCCTCTGACCATATGGATACTACAAAATCCTATATGGACATGACGGAAGTCTATAAGAACGAAACAGCTTTATTACAGGAATCAGCTTCAGACTCAGCAAACGCTGCATCTGACAAGGCTGCTGATGCTTTAAATTATGCCGAATTATCAAAAAGCTATGCCATCGGCACAGAAGGAACCGTGCGGGAAGGCGATGCATCGGATAATTCATATTATTATTCATTGCAGTCAGCTTCCAGTGCCAGAAGGGCTAGTGATTTACTGAATCAGATTGATGAAAAAACCCAAAACAGCCTAAAGCAGATTGAAGACGCCCTGGCAAGCACTACGCCTCAATTCTATTTTGACCATACTTCCGGTATGCTCTCCTACTCCGGCGGGCGTTTTCATTGGACTTTGAATAACAACGGACACTTATTATGGGAGGTAACAATATAATGACTGACATTGGAAAAATTTCTTTTGTTTATAAAGGCGACTACGACGAACTGACAACCTATGAAGAAAAAGACTGCGTTACATATAAAGGCAGCACCTTTTGCGCATTAAAAGCCGTAACAGGCATTGCCCCTGTGCACGATAATGAAAACTGGTGGCAGATGTCCAAAGGCATAGAAGGCAATGGCGAAACAATTTCTCCGGAAGAACCCACCGAACAGGAAGACGGTTCTTTCTGGCTGTTAGAATACTAATTTGGGAGGAAATATATCATGGGAAAAATTTATAAAAACGGTATATTATTTGCCGGAAGTACGGATAGTGCAAAATCTGTAGCTTTTGATAATACTGATACGGGTCTTGAGGCTGATAATGTTCAGGAGGCTATTGAGGAGGTAAAAAATGATGTTGCTGAGATAAACAGCAATTTATTGAATCCTTTTACGGTGGATGCAAACGGATATCCGGTTGCGAAAATATGTAGCTCAACCATCGAAACCGATATACTGACTGTTTTTAGTAAATTAAATGCAAACACTTTTTGGATTGGATTTCTTGGCGATGGCAGCACTAAGAGTTTTTGTATAATCGCAAGGCAAGACCATTCTAATAGGGGGTGCTTCTTAAGAATAGCGACTCATGTTGGCAGGCTACAATATCACTTGATAGAGAACGGAGAAATAAAAGGGGATTACACTATTAACATAACTTCTAATTTATAAATCATAGGTAACCTTTGTAAATTTATTATTTGTATTTCTATATATTTATAGTCCCCCATGAACATCATCGTTCTGGTAACAGATAAAGAATGCCCCATTAAAACTGCTAGCTGTTGTTTTGTACAAAATAGAATACTTCTGTATTCCAAATGTTGAATTGGCATTGTTACCAGTAGAATAGATACCCGCAGGCGTACTTGCAGCATTTTCTGTGTTGAAATTTATGGTTCCCTTGTATATTAAGCATGAACTTAAATTGCTGTTTATCTCATTAACATTTTTTCACTATTAGAGACCATTGTAAAAGTATATACAAAATAATATAAAAATTCCAAATAAAGCTATTAAACATTAAGGAGAACAAAATGAGCATACTTTCAGGCTATAAAAAATTCAAAAAATATTTAAAAACCACTGATGGATATCAGCTTATTTCCTATTTTACTTCTTCCGATACAGTAAACATGGTGGATGAAAACGGAAATATTACAGACACCACTTTAACAGAAAGCATCAATCAGGTCGGTAAAGGTAGAGAATTAACAAAAGTCGAATATGATGCTTTAAGCGAAGCGGAAAAAAATAACGGAACTGTATATTATATAACTGATGATACAGGCATTGTCTTGGAAAATGCCTGTTCTATCGCTTTCGACAATGCAAAAACCACCCTTACTGCCACTAATGTTCAGACTGCTATTGAGGAAATCAGAAATGACGCTTTTTCCGGAAACTACAACGATTTATCCAACAAACCTGATTCTCTGAAAAACCCTCAAAAGCTTACCTTTACAGGCGGAGTTACGGGGACCTATGACGGCAGTGCAGCAAAATCGGTGGCAATTCCAACAACACTTCCTGCAAATGGGGGTAATTCTGATACCGTGGATAATAAACACGCTTCTGATTTTATTCTGAAATCAGGCGGAACCATGTCAGGTGCACTAAATTTTGCAAATAATACCTGGAATTTAGTCGGAGACGATGTTTATATCGGAGATAGAAATTTTCCCGGATGTTTAGCCTTAAAACCCAAATTAGGAGCTGCCGTCGGTTCCGGCATTTATCTTTTAAGTGATTGGGAAAATTGGAAATGCAAATTTATCATGGAATCTGACGGCCAATGCACCGTTGGAAGTGAGCAAGCAGACACATATTTGATCACTGCTGGCTCATGTTATGTATCAAATAACACTAACACAGCCAGAGCTCCCATCCATGCTTCTAATTTTGTTCAGTCTTCATCTAAAAGAATCAAAGAAAATATTGAAGAAATGTCCAACGAAGAAGCCGGAAAAATTTTGTTACTCAGTCCTGTAACATACGACTATAAAAACAAAGAAAACGGCACCGAATGCAGAGGATTGCTGGCTGAGGATGTTGCTCCCATCATCCCCTCCTGTGTGATTGGCGATGTTAATTGTACAGATGATGACGAAAAGGCCATTGAAGCAATTGGAATTGATTATTCAAAATTAGTCCCTTACTTAATAAAAATGGTACAGCTGCAGCAGGATGAAATCAACGAATTAAAAAACATTCTCAATAAATCATAATACATATCTGATTTCATTTTAAATTAACTGTTGATTTTTTATCATAAAATGAAAGAACTCCTGAAAACCATATCCACAAGGTTTTCAGGAGTTCTTTAGCAGAGGAAGAGGGAATCGAACCCCCGTTAACGGTTTTGGAGACCGCCGCACTACCGCTGTACTATTCCTCTCTATAACCACCGAAAATGATTATAGCATATCATGCTTAACTTGCGCAAGCCCTAAAAAAGAATTCTCTAATATTTTATTGTACCTTTATTTTTTTAGCAATCTTATCTATAACGGAATGATTGACAACCAAACGGAACAATTATTTCAGAACCCTTTATTCCCCTACACTAAAGTCAATAGGATTATCCTGACAATAATATATATTTACCAAATCCGTTGTCCCTATGAGGCTATAGTGGTTCAAAACATCCTCCGGTATCGTAGTGCCTGCCAAATCTACAATCATGACAGTAGGACCGGTATAATCCCCGTTATTTTCATAATACAGATAATCCCCCCAGTGAAGGAATCCTCCTACATCAGCTATAGACTTATATATTCTGGATAAATCATATACCCTCATATTTCTCTCTAATATATTAAGGGAATTTCCCCAGCAATAAACCAACTCTGCATCTGTTGTCTCCACGATTTCTTTAATCTCAGACATTTGCATAAAATCATTCGTAGTCTTCATATACTTATAATCCGATACCACATCTGTTCCCAATATGCCCAGAATCAATGCTCCCTCCAGACATAGAGTGAAAATCATCTTTTTATCCAGCCTTCTTAAAAAATAGCCCACTAAAATAATCATCGCTATATAGGCACAAATCAGATATCTGGCTTCAAACAGACTTTCAGTCCCGCCATATGTGCAATTATATAAGCTGAATATGATAAAATTACACACTACGATATTACAGAAAAATAACAGTCTTCTATCTGCATTCTTCAAATTTTTCAAACAATTTACCATACAGAAAATAAAAGCAATAACCACAATCACAAAAATGAATATTGGAAATACTCTATAAAGTCCTTCACGGGAAAAAATCGGGATTTCCGTATCAAATAAAGGTAAAACTCCCAGCAGCACCATGAATCCCTGTATGATTGATCCAATATTTGTCCATATTTTTTCAATACTGATCCAAGTCCTGGTGGAATCAAATGTTGCTATATTTAAAACATTTTCCCCTATCACTTTCCCCAGCAAACTGCAGAGCAGACATATATATACATATATAGCCTCCGGCCGTTTCAAGGCAGACAGTTTATTATCAATCCAAACAATTTCAATAAAATACACAATGCAGGGAAATAGCAGAATTATTGTCATAAACGCTCCGGTTGATATTCCTGTCAGAATACATAAGAACAGGGAAAAAACCATATAAAAATACAATCTTTTTTCTTTCTGCAAATTAATAATGACTTTTACAATCATTAGGAAAAGCAAAACTCTCACACTGTAAAACGCAGAGCCGCTGATAAGACAACTAAAATATCCCAGATCATTGTGTAAAACAAAGTCATTTACCAAATAGGGACAAATCAGCAGATTAACACAAATCAGCCGTATACTCCTTTCCATCTGCAGGTCCTTTACAATACCATACATACACCATATAAGCCCAATTAAAACAATGGTATTGGCAATGCCATAGGATACCAGTAAATTTCCTGTTATTCCATATAAAAGAGAAGCCAACGGCATGGAACTGTCCCAAAATACATTTGTCTGTTCTGTCCATACATTGGATAACAAGGCCTTTTCTCGCCACACCAAGCTTGCTTTCAGATAAGACCAGGACGAATCATATCCCATATGCTCCCCCAGTAAAGCAACATTAAAATATATCGATATTAATAACTGCCCCGCAAAAATAATAAACAGACATACTTCCAGCGGCTTCAGTTTTCTAATTCTTTCTTTAATACTCATCCCATATATCCCTTCTCTTCTTCAGCCTAAATCTCAAAAATTTTCCACTTCAGTATTTTACTTTTTTAACAATAAATGCTTTCTAGCTATCGCTGCCATGGGAATATCAGAATAGGAATCTGAATGAATTTTTCTATTTCAATCCGGGAATATCCTTTAGAAATCTTTTTATATTTTCTTCCCAATAATAATTTCGTTAAAAAATCTTTGGTAACAACTGCCCAGATACATTAAAATGTTTCATTCTCAGGCAGCTACAACTTTTCTTTAATAGAATTTCCAGAAATGTCTTTTATTTTAATCAACAGAATTGACAAATATGTATCTTCTATTTTTGACATTTGTCTAATTGGTCTTATTTCTTTTAAATGTTATTATATCCTACCGAGGTAACATTTTCAATAAATTTCATCCACTTATACCCTCTATAAAGGATTCCAAATATTTTTATTTAACTCTTCTAAACGCAAATTCCAACAATAAAAATATAAATTGTTATTTACACAAACAAATAAGCTGAAAGCTTACGCTTTCAGCTTACCTGTTTGTGTAAAAGGGGAATTCTTCCGGAATTGCTAATTAGCAAGTTTAACTTCCGTTAAACTATATTTAGTATATATCCTGAAAGCACTTTTTTCTACAAATATTTTGCGCACAAATTGCACTATCTTGCTTTTCTGTCAAAATTCGACATTTTCCTTATTGACGGAACACACCATGTTATTCCCCCTTGAAAAGGC